GCCGTCAACCGTCGCGGATAGATCGCTGACGAGGGCGAGGGCTTGGTTCGCCTTGTTTTCAGCCGCTGCGATGGCGACGGGCATCTCTTGTTCGAGCGTGGCCGTGCGGTCTAGCGCGTCTTGCGCCTTGGCTTGAGTCACCGCGCAGCACACCGCCGCGTCATGCGCCACGCTGGCGATAGTGGCTAGGGCTTCATTGGCCGAGGCTTGAGCCGAGCCAAGTTCCACGAAGTCGCTCGACGCTGACCCATCGGCCAGCGGTTCGACAATAGAAAACAGGTTCTCAAAGGCGCGGATTTGCTCCTGATCCTTGAGGAACTGAGCAAGCTGCGACCGGCTTAGACGAAGCGGCGGAATCGTCGCCATTACACGTTCAGCGGCTCTAGCCGTGCCTCAAGCCTGAGCACTGACAAGTGAGCATCCGTGTCGCCGCGAAAGCGCTGCATGCGGATGCTTTCCATGTGGCCCTGTTGGAACCAGACCAGGCGCTTTCTGGTGTCGCCCGTGGTCCCTGCGGAGATGAAACGGTCTTGGCTCCAACTCATGCCGTCCGTGCTGTAAGACGTGCTTACCTGGGGGTTGACGCCAAGCGCCACCCGGCCCGGCAGGGAAACTAGCTCCAACTCGTGAAAGATCGCGCCCTTGGACTCGTTGTAAACGATAGGGCAAGCGAACTCCCATCGGGCCTTTTGGCCCCATTGGCTGCTGATGGTGCGGTCTAGGTAGCCCACTTGAGCCGACGACGGATGGCCGACGATCCAGCGGTCATAGCACCAGACCAGATTCCGCGCCGGGTACTCTGCAAAGTCAACCACGCCCCCTGTGAGCGTGAACCAAACCCGCTGCTGTAGCACCTGACTGGCCGCGTGGTCATACACCAGCGTCCGGTCGGGAAGATGCACGTAGAGCAGCTTATGCGAGCGGTCGAAGCGGGCTTCCAGCTTCACCGTGGACAGTTCCGCCTCGGTGTAGTTTTGAAGAATCAGGTCGATATCTTGAGAAGCGAGCGGGACACTTGAAGCGTTTTGGCCGAGATAGATGCTCGGGGGTTCGTTCCGCCCTCCACCTAGAAAAGCAATGCCCTCGTCGCCAAACGCACAGCAGCCGTGGGTTCCGATGGCGCCGCGCATGATTTGCGCGCCGTCGATACGTTGAAACGGGAACAGGGTTCCGCCCACGTTGTCGAATACTTCGATGGTGTGCCGATTGACTGCGTAGACTTCGTTCCGAGACTTGAGCAGCGCAACGACAGGATCAGGGTCAAGCTCGCTTGATCCGTACTTCAACGGGTTGACTAGCGTCGGGTCGTTTAGCTCGGTGACGACCAAGAACTCCCCGTCCGTCGTCATGAAATACCCGTCAACCCACGCAACATCCAGCACCGTACCCAGGTCCGGGTCGGTCACTTGCGTAAGCGTGCCGTTCCAATAGAACAGGTTTCCACCGCTGGCGATGGCGAGCCGGTCAAAGGAATAGTCGAAGGTCACATATCCCGTCCCGCCGACATCGCCCAGCACGTTCACGACGCCATTAGACGCCACCGTGACCAGCTTCGTGCCCATGACCCGGTAGCAGGTGCCGCGCCACTCAATGCCGCCTCGGTCAATGCCGGGGCCGGTGCCGAATGGGACGATGCCATCAACCGGGCGCAGGTACTCCTGACTAACGCCTGAGCCCTTGGGGACCGGCATCAGGTTGACCGGGAACGAAGCCCTAACGTCAGGCCCGTTGTCGGTGTAGATGCCCGAGACGATGGGGATAGAGGGCACGGGCCACCATCAAGCGTTGGACGACTTGATCACCGCGTAGCGCAAGACGATAGCCTCGCTCAGACTTCCCGCCGTGATGTTGCGGACGTTGATGTTCGCCTGACCCGCGAGGCATTGAGCGTTGAGCGTGTAGGCACCAGCCGTCCCGCCTGAGATGTGGTTTAGCACCACGATGTCATTGGCCTCGATCACCAAGCTGTTCAAAAGGAACGTCACCGTAGTAGCCGCAGCTAGGGCTGCGTTGTTCATCGTGATCGTGCCCGTAGGCTTGTCCAGCGTGACTGCGGTAGCTTTGCTCGTCGCTTGCGTAACCGTGCCCCCAGCGCCCGTGTCGTAGCCGTGCTTCCCAAGGCCGGTGATGTATTGATTGAACGAGGTGGTTACGCTGGCGCCGGTAGCGTTGCCGAGGTTTGGGGTGATGAGAGCCGGAGACGTCTGGAACACCAGCGCACCCGTGCCCGTTTCGTCAGACACCGCAGCAGCCAGGTTCGCGCTGCTGGGCGTGCTTAGGAACGTGCGGATAGCGGCTCCGTATGGAGCACTGTCGGCCGTGATGCTGTACCACGAGTTCGTGGCTTGATACCACCGTAGACGCACACCAGCGCCAGCCTGCAGCATGGTCGGCAGGCCAAACACAGCCGCAGCGCCGTTTAGGCCGATGGTAATGGCCGTGATCTGCTGCGTCGTGGTGATGAGGATTTCCGTGCCGTCAGGAACGCCCGTATTGAGCGGCAACGTGATAGTTCCGGTCGCCAGAGTGCCGGCGGGCTGAAGGATCATCCACTGCTGCTGGCTAATCGGAGTCGGAGCGGAGATGCTGAAGCCGGTGGCCGGGGTGTAGAGGTTGACAGCGACAGTCGGTGACGCGAAGGTCTGCTCGAAGAAGTCGAGCATGGTCGCAAGGCTCGCGCGCCTGGCGTCGCCGTTGACCGTGTTGTAAATCGGGATCTGGTCGCCCGTGGAAAGCTGCGAGACAACCGGAAGTTGGTTGATGGTCGGCATCTCAAAACTCCAGCGGGCCTTCCTGGCCCGAAAGCACCGGATCAGTCGGCGCAGGCATGAAAGGATCGTCATAGCGCCACGGCTTTTGCCCCGCTCCCATCGGCAGGGTGCGCGGAAACTGCTGCTCAATCGGGAACGCCGCACGGGATAGCAGCGTGTCATACGCCTGTTTCGCAGTGGTCCGCGTGTCAAGCGATACGGTCTTTCCGTACTGCGGCGCTAGACGGATGGCTAGGCTTGTGATGATGGCTTCGTTCGCGCTATCGGGCACCTGCGTATCGGTGTCTAGGTCGCTGTCCTGCGGGCTTGACGGGAGCGGGTAGCCCAAGCGGATACCCCGTGCGTTCCACGTCGCCATCATCGTGTCTAGGCGACGAAGGCAGGCATCCAGCTGCTGGGGCGACAGGTCGAAGGTATAGGAAGCCATGCCGAGTTCGGCAAAGGCCTCCTCCACGAATTGCCGCTTGGTGTAGCTCATGCAGCCTGCAGGAAGTCAAGCGAAGCTTGCGTGGTGGACGAGTCCGCGTCGATAGCCGCGACTTGCGCCACGTCACCACGCTGGGCCGCCGCTGCGCGCTGCTGGGCGTTGTAGACGAGCCGGTTTTGCAGCAGCTTGATCAAGTCTTGAATGCTCATGTAACCCCCTTATGCGTAGAACAACTCGCCCACGATGTCATTTGCCGTGACCGCCGTCGCATCTGCGTCGGCAGCGCCGGTCACCATCGTAAGGCCGATTCCGGTTGCGAAGGTGATGCCGCCCTCGCTGAAGAAAGATGCCGTGTCGTTTGGCGGAATGCCGATGGTGCGGACAACACCAGCGCCAGCCGTCGGAGCCGTAGCGCTGTTGTGCAGCTTGACATAGCGCCAAGCTGCCGTGGTGTTGGCAAAATGCCAGCCGAACACCTTACCGGCCGCGTTCTTGACCAGCGTCGCATTGGTCGAACCTGCCGCGACAAAGTGGGTGTTCGTGGTTGCGAGACCAGCCGCCGTAGTGCGGTACTGGACGCCGACGTCACCCACAAGCGCGGTGCCTGCCACTAGCGCGGGCTGCGTGAAGCTGGTGGTGACCGTGTTCTGCACGTTCACCGGCAGCGATGCAGCGGCATCGCTAGCGGGGCGGGTCAGGGCCTCAACGCGCAAGCGCTCATAGTCGAAAACGCGCACGAACGACAGGCGCAGACAGGTGCGCTTGATGACGCCGCCGCCGCAGTTGATCGACGCAAAATCAGCCGGCAAGTCACGCTGGCCGGGGAACGGCAGGACAAGCGTCAGCGCGGTCGTGGCACTGTTCGCGACCTTCCACGGACCGTCGATGTTCAGGCTCGCACCGGCCACCGCATCACGGCAGCCGACGAGGTTGATCATGTCGCCAATGCTCAGGCCCGCCCAGTTGGCAGAACCTGTAAGCACCAGTTGCCGCGTGCCGTCGGCCAGCGTGGACAGAACCGCCGCTTGTGCGGCCATCGTCACAGCACCAAGCGCCGACATCAAGTTACCGCCGTTGACGCGGGCGACATAACCGCCGTAGCTAGTAACCGTGCTGGCAGTTCCGATGACGATGGTGAACGTCACAGCGTCTACCACCGAAGCCACGGCGGTAGCGGTTGTGAGGTTCGGGAAGCTGGCCGCCGCTTGGTCGCGGATGCCGTAGATCACCACCGGATCACCCAGCACAAGACCGTGCGGATGGTCGGTCGTGATGGTTGCGGTCGTCGTGCCGGTCTTGACGGCAGACACGATCTGCGCGTTCGGGACGGTCAGCGACGCATTGTTCGTCGCCCGGAAACGGAGCTTGTAGTTTTCGGTCGGGTCCGGGCAGACTTGCGTGCGGACTGCGCGGCTGGTCATCTGCGCAGTCGCATCGACTGCGGAATCCGCCCACTGCGTGCGGTCTGCTTGAATCAGCAGCCGATACTCGTTCGTCGGGGCAAATGCGTACGTGTACGCCGAGTTGATCGTTTGCACGCTGGCGGTAGTGCCGACCGTAACCGAATGGCTACCCGCCACAGTACCGGATGGCAAGGCATCGCCCGACTCGCTGCGGATATACAGCGATGCGTTAGTAACCGTCGCGTTCTCGAAAATCTGCGCGACGCCGTTACGAGCGCGTCCCAAACGCTGGCGGATGTAGACGAAGCCCTTAGCACCTGCCGGGTTCGTGATGGTCTGCGATGCGATGGTGCCGCCAGGGCCGGCGGTGCAGGTAATCTGCGTCGGGCTCGGAACAGTGGCGACAACCAGCGCCGGGTAGTTTGCAACCGGGTTTGAGCAGTCTCGCACACCGATAGCGCGTCCAATGCTCAGACCGTGCGGCGTGGCAAAGTCGATTGTCAGGACGGTTGTCGTCTGCGTGATTGACGAGATGGCAAGGTCGCCAATGTCGGACACAAGATTGCCCGTGTCCACGCATTCAACCGAGAACTCCTGACCGAGCGTGCGCTGAGACATGCTCAGGCCAACCGACACCTCAACAGGCATCCGCGAATAGTTGTCTGCGGACAACTCGACCCACGTTTCCTGGCCTGCGGTCAGCGGGTCTTTGCTGATGACGAGATAGGACGCCGCAGCAGCGTTGCCGTCAACAAAGACCAAGTCGCCGGACGCTCGCGATTCGAGCCACTTCCCGCCGTTGACAGGATCGTAAGCCTCGAATGCTTCGCGGAACTTGCCGCTGATGTTGCCCGCGACCGAGACCACTTCGGCAAAGGTGCCGTCGTTTCGGTCAACGTTCATCCGGTTTACTTGGTCCCGGCTCTTGATGAGGTTCGACATGGTGTTACTCGCTCGCGGCCATGGCCGCATTGATCTTGGCTAGCAGGGTGTCGTCGCTCCACCGCTTATCGACTTTGATGCCCAGCTTCTCGGCCTGCTCCAGCATTTCATCGCGCGTCGGCGGGGCGTTGTCGGCCACAGCCTCGGTCGGAGCTTCGGCCAAACCCAAAGCCACGAGGTAGTCGGTATGCCAGCCCTCGGCCAGCGCCTCCGCCAAGCGATCAGGCTCCACGCCCTTGCAATCGTAGGTCTTGCCGGGCGGGCCAAAGTGCGGACCGGGGGAACGGTAGACAGCGATCACTTCTTGCCCTTCGGCGCTTTGCCAGGCTTGCCGGCTTTTTTGGCAGCCGTGCGAGCCGTGTCAAGTGCAATGGCGACGGCCTGCTTTTGGGGCTTGCCGGCCTTCATCTCTTTCGAGACGTTCTTCGAGATGGACTTCTGCGAATAGCCCTTGTTCAGCGGCATGGTTCCCCCCAAGAAAAACGCGGGCGGCAGCTTGTCACCACCGCCCGCCTATTCTGCACGAGGCCAATCAGGCCACGCGGTAGGTCACGAAGGTATCGGCCGCTGTTTTGCGGGTGCGGAACCGCGCGACAGAACCAGACGTTGCCGCCGTGGCGCCAGAACCCACGAGCGTATGGCTCGGGGAGTTTTGCGTCACGGTCAGGGCGAACGCGGCCAAGGTGATCAGCGACCAGTCAATGGAGTCGTTGACAGCGAACTCGCTGGCAAGATCCATCGTCGCACCCAGCGGAAGCTGGATGTTACGCGCCGCCGTCGGGGTCGCCGTCACGATTCCCGACAGCAGGCTGGCCGTGGTGAACGCCATCGAGCCACCGTCGGCGATGTTGGTCGGGGCATCCTGGAACTGCGAATTCAGGCGGCCTTGCTGCACAGCAGGCGAAGTCCCGACTTCGTAGAACACAGGGAAACCGCCGACCGACGCGATGGTGATGGTCGCACCCGACGCATACGGTCCGAAAACCGCCTGCCCGCTGTTGACCGTGCCCAGCAGCGTGGTCTGATCGGGGTAGTTCGGGAACCCGAGGACTCGGGAAACCTGCGCCTGACCTTGGCAGAAAACCGCCACGGATTCATTTGCAGGGACGGTGACGAGCGCGAGCCCGTTAGCGAGAACCACATTCGACATGATCGTGTCCTTTCGTGATCAGGGCTGCGCGAACATCACGATGCCGGTCATTTCCGGCTGCTTGTTCACCACGCCGTAGAGCGTGTCAAGCCGGTACTTCGTGCGCATCGTGTTGATGTCGTACTGCTTCGTCATCACCAGTTCAATGCCCTGGTCCGTCGAAGCACGCATCACAGCGGCGCCAGCATCGCTCGGCACCGCATAGCGGCCCGGCAGCAACTCGATGGCGTCCTTGTGCCAGAAGGGGTTCATGAAGCCCGCAGCGGTGTTCAGGAACGTGATGGGCGCCGTTGCGCTCTGGGTCGTCACGACGCAGTTTTGGTACTGCGCTTCAGCATCCGATCCGCCCTGGTTGGAGATGATCGGCGGGCTGATGACGAGGGTCGTGCCGCTCGGCACTGCCACGACTCGGAACGGCTTCAGGATGCCCGTGCTCTGCTTCGTGATCAGGTGCACTTGGAACACGTTGCCGATGGTGAAGGCATCGCCCGGCTGGATGTTGGCCGTACCGTTGACCGTGATGGTCTGGTAACGGTTATCCACGTTGGACGTTTCGCCGGTAGCGGAAACCGTGGTCGCCTTCGGAACCCAGTAGTTACCCGCAGCGGTGAGCGTGCTCATTTGCACGCCAGCGCCACCAGCAGCCGCAGCCTTGCGCAGACCGTAGTCCATCTTGTACGTCTCGAACGAGGCAATCTGCCCCACGAACGCACGGCGCAGGGCGCTGTCGCTAATCTCGTTGCCGAAGCTGCGGGTGCTCTTCGCCAGGTCAGACGCCATGCCGTTGTAGTCGCGGGTCGAAAGCGCCAGGTATCGGCTGTCCTGCTGAACGCCACGCTCGTTCATGGCCGCTTCGATTTCTGCCACGTCGTCGAAGCCCGAGGCAGCGGCGGTGCGCTTCACGAAGATCGTTCCCTGCAGGGCGGCGACGTTCATCACCGACACGTTGATGTCGCTGGCGAGCTTTTGCTTCGCAGCGTCACCGAGCCGGCCCTCTTGCAGAGAGTCGCGCAGTTCAGTCGCGGTCATGACCCACGGCACCGAGCGCCCGAAGCCGATGGTGGCCGGCACGGTAAGCTGGGTGTAGTCGTCGAAGTTCGCCGTCATGTCAGTGCCGCTGTAGGACACCGAGATGTAGGGCTGCGGACGCCAAATGATGTTGTTGGTGCGCTCCATCATCGTCTGATCGGTGGCGAACACCGCGACGTTGCGAGACAGCACCAGCGCATCTTGGAAGCCTTCGAGCAGATTCTCGAAAGCGATGCGCTCTTCCTTGGAAAACGAGTTAGCCATTGTTGGCCCCTTGATGATGAGTTACGGATGACCCCGCCTAGCGGGTTGCCTTCAGTTACTCACGCATCAGAGCCGCGTGGCCGCTCTACAGGTCTGCTCTGCCATTTGTGGCTGGCGAAACCATGCAGACGGGCCGAATATACACCATCCGGCCCGCTTTGCAATACCTAGCGTTGCTTGGCCTTAAGCTGCTGCTTGTAGCGGATCACTTGCGTCATGTCGCCGGTCTTTGCAGCCTGTTCACGAAGCCGGTCCAGAGTGGCATCGGCGGTCCCGCTCACAGGGGCAGTTCCAGCAGGAACAGACTTCTCCGGCGCAGGGGGTTTCGCACGGGGGATGATCTTCAATTGAGACTCCAGTTTCGCAACGGCAAATGCAAACCGCACAGGGTCTGCAATCGACGCCAGTTCCTTGGCTTTCTTCGGATTCTTTCCGAGGGCGTAAACCACCATGGCCGGGTTATCCGCACCATGCAGCATGACGCCCTGCTGCGTTTGGTTGAACGCCTCCAAAACCACCGCCTCGGCGTCGTCGAAGTCCCGCACCTTCAGATCAGCTTTGGCCTTGCCGTAGGTGTCTAGCCGGCTCTTCCAGGCCCGCTCGGCCTCTTCCGCCTGGGCCTTAGCCTGCGCCTCGATCTTCGAGTGCTCGTCGCGCTGGCGATACCACGCTTCTAGGGATCGCTCATAGCGTTCCGTATCGTAGTCGTGCTGCTCAAGCGTGGGCTTAGGCCCGAGGGCCTGCGGCTTCGGAGCTACCTGTTCGCGGGCCTCGTACTCGCGCACCTTGCGCTGTAGCTCGCGGTGCTGCTTGCGAAGGTCGCGCACCCACTCCGGGGCCTTTTCCTGCTCTTCCTCGGCCGGGGTTTCGTCACCGATGGCGACCGTGATTTCCTCCGGCTCTGCTGGCGCTTCTTTGGCTTCAGGCTCGGCAGGCGCTTCCGGCGCCTCGGGCTCTACGGGCTCGGGAGTCTCGATTTCCTCTTCCGCTGGCGTGTCTACGTCTTGCATGGGTTTCCTCTCGCGCATTGACGGCTGCGCGGTAGCCGTTGCGTCACCTGACGCCAAACAAGCGGATCACTTGCGACTCAAAATCCAGCATCAACTGCAGCGCATCGGCCACTTCTTCGTCGTCGTTGACGATTTCGTCAAGCTCTGCAAGGGCCAGTTGGATATCGCGGGTCTTTTGCTCCGTTGACTCTTCGGCTATGCGCTGAACTTCAAGCGTCAGCAGCATTTCCCTTAGCGTTTCAACCTGCTCGACTTCTCCCGAGTAGTCCTTGAGCTGTTTCGCTATCTTCTTGACTTGCGGAACTTTGGACTTCGACAGTTGCTCGCCAAGGAACCTGCGGCGGCTTTCCTCAAACGCCAACCGTTCATTAGCCCAGCCTCGACCAGCGGATACGCCGCCTCCAGTTTCGACTGTCGGGATAATAACCGGCCAAGTCTCAGGCGGTGAGGTGTCAATCGGACCGCCACCCGTTCCGGGATTGGTCGTGCCGGTGTTTCGCGTGTCCGATGCGATAGACCCATCGCCACTGACTTGTAGCGTGTATTCGGTGTTGACCGCCAGGCCGCTGACCGTGACAGGCGAAACCGGGATCGAAACCCAGGCGCCTGGTGATCCTGCTAGCAGGTAGATACGGTAATGCGTCGCACCGTTCGCGTGGGTGAACGTGATCGACGTTGATGTCGCGGTGATGGTGCCGATGCTCGGCCCGGACAGGTAACTCCCGTCCCCGTGGACATGCTTACCGCTGACCGAGCCGTGAAAGTGCGCCATGATCAGGCCGGCGTGTAGACCTTAGCGCCGGCTTTAAGCCCCGTAGCTGTGTAGGTTACGAATGCGTGCGGAACAGCAGTCAGTGATGCGTTGGTCAACGTAGGCAGCACGCCGGAGCCGTTCGTAGTTTGGCTCGTCCAAGTGGCTACCAGCGTGTTATCGCTGATACGGACGGCCCAAATCTTTTCAACGACGTAGCTTGCGCGTACTGCTCCTGTTTCGTCGGTGATCGCGTCAAGTGTGACGCCGAGAGGGCCGCCGCCAGAAGTAACGCTGAAGCCGGCCGAACTGATGCGATTGGAGTCGTTTGCGGCCGCGTCGGTGTGCAGGAAGTGCCAGTAGCGCGTGCCCGCGCCGCCGCTGATGGCCCCGCTGGCGATGGTCTGCGTGCCCGTGGCGGTGACCGACTGCGAGACTGCGCGCAGCGCCGCAGTCCCGGTGTGATCCTGGCCGGCTTTGATCTGCGCGACGCTTGGCTGCGTGGCACTGTCCGTGGCGACGGCGTAGAGAGTCCCGTTGCCCTCGTTGGTGCTAACAGTACCGCTGCAAACGCCAGCTCCACCAGTTCCGGTTGCGGATGTCAAGGTCGGTGCTGTAGTGTCTCCTGACGTAACGCTGAAGCCCGACGAACTCAGGCGATTACTATTGTTGCTTGCGGCGTCAGTGTGCAGGTAATGGAAATACCGAGTTCCCGCTCCTCCGGTAATTGCGCCGCTTGAAATAGTCTGTGTACCAGTAGCTGTAACAGACTGAGAAACAGCTCGAAGAGCCGTCGCGCTTGTATGATCTTGGCCTGCTTTAATCTGCGCAATGCTCGGCTGAGTGGCGCTGGCCGTGGCGACGGCGTACAAAGTTCCGTTAGCCTCGTCGGTGCTTACGGTGCCGCTGCACACATCGACGCCACCAGTTCCGGTTGCGGATGTCAGGGTCGGTGGCGTGGTGTCGGCTGATGAATCATCGGCGCTGACGTTGTCAACTTCTACGCCTCTCCCGCCAATTGCGGCCGCGCCGGCTGCGGTGTATGTTGAGTTGGAAACTGAAATCGTTGTGCCGTTGAACGTCATCGACAGCGAACTGCCGGTGATGCCGAATGAATAGGCGTAGTTCGTAAAACCGGACAAACCGGACAGCGAACCAGAAACAATCGAAGTGAAGCTGCCGCTGTCTACTCGATAGATGTTGTACGTGCCGTCAAGCCTAGCCTCACCACAATATCCATCGCTTCCGCTGACACGCACGTAAACACGCAGTACACCAGTGGAGTCATTGAATCGACAATTACCGGAAACGGTGTAATCCGCAGTTCCCGGAGATGCGCTTGGTTTTCCAGACGTGAATGTGCCGGTCGGGAATTCGCAGCGATCTGTCGTGGCATTCACCGTTGCACTGGTGCCTGCGTCGATAGCTGTCAGATACGAGTATGAACCGCCCGTCTCTGGCGTGTGCGAAGTCAGGCCGACACTTGAGCCGCCCTCGGTGAAAGTGTCGTTCCAAAAAACGGCCATCTCAGCCCCTCACCGTTAGGCAACGGAAGTCGAACGAGCCCATGACCCCACTGAACGCGCTGCGCGTGGCCCACTCCCAGCGCAACGAGACGCCGCTCGGCTCGGCGTTGTAGGTCTTGCGCGGCATCGCAAAGCGCAGCACGACACTGCCGTGCGTGATGCTGGCCTCGCCGCCCATCTTGAGGTCTAGGTCATAGGTGATGGGCTGGCTGTCGGCCACGCTCATGACCCACAGACGCGCCCACCTGAAAGGGCGCGTGTCGAAGTTGTTGAAGCGCAGCTCGACGATGATGTCCCAGGCGGCGGGGTCCGTCGTCGTCACGCTGCGCCCGCTGAGACTGCTGGTGATGACGATGGCCTCGCCGCTGCCTGTATAGCCAACTTCTGTTGGGGTTACGCGCTGCCACGGCGTCTGATTTGGATCGGACCCACCAGCGGCAACCAAACTTGGCGTTACGGTAAACCCACCTCCAATAGCGCCGATGCTCCAGCCAGTGGCTACTGGCCCTGCGCCGGCCATGATGTGGTTCGGAACCCACTGCGGCTGCGCGGGGTACACATCGGCTGCGCTTGCGCTTACGGGAGACGGATATGCATAACCACCAATCAGCGACGACAGGCCAGAAGCCAGCGCGACGCCCTCCACATAGGTTGCGCGGCCATCGTTGTGGATGCCGTCAGCGTTGAAATAGCCCGCGAGTTGAGATCCGTCTACATCACGCAATCCAGCACTGTCATCGACGAACGTGAACTTGGTCGGGTTGCCTGCCGCAAAGCTGGCGAGCCAGGTGTTGTATTCGATGGTCAGCGCGTTCTTCGTTGCAAAGCTGGGCTCGCTCGGGCCGATGGGAGGCACCGACAGGATGACAACCTTTTCGGCCCTTGTCGCCAGGTCGTTGAGCAGGCTGGTGTAGGTGCTCTGCAGCGACGAGATGGGCGTGCCGTTGCGGGCGTTGTTGGTCCCGCCGCGGAACACGATCCAGCCCAGCGGAGACAGGCCGCCCAGGCCGGGCGTGGGCGCCGTGTAGGCATTGCTCACACGAGCCAGCATGTCGCCCACCGTGTCGCCGCTGATGCCGGCGTTCGCCACCACCTTGAGAGCGCCACCCAAGAGACCGTTGCCCCAGAAGATCGGGCTCCAGTTGTAGTCGAGCAGGTGCGTCGTGAGGCTGTCGCCCATCAGCGCGGTGCGCACGTCGGGCGGCAATCCGCCAGATGGCAGCGCCTGATTTCCAGTAATGACAACGCCATTCAGCGTAGGCGTGCAGCCCGTCTTAACCGCGCCAGCGTGGTTAATCAGCGCCCCAGTCAAACCGGCGTCCATGCGGAAAATTTCCGTCGCGCCGTTGCTGAACACCCACATCCCCGGCGTCCCAGTGCTCACAGCGGTGTCGCCAGTGTGCGAGCCTAGCGTGATGCTTGGCGGGCTACCGGCTACTGTCAGGGCAGGCAGTGTGATCGTCCGCAGCAGCGTCCCACCTGTCGTGTAGAGCCGCGCAGTGACAGGCGCACCGGCCCACGGGGCGATGAGCGCCTCTAGCTGTGCCTGCTGATTCGCAGCAGCGGCACAAGCCGATCTTGTCGCACTGTCAACGATGCGGAACGGCATCACTCAACCTCGATGCGAGTGATGCGGCCCTTTTCGCGCACGATGCGCTTCGGCCGCTCAAGCACTTGCAACGCCCTGTCAGCGGTGCGCTTTTGTTCGGCGGACATCTCAGATACCGTCGAAATGATACCTTGTACCGCTTGCGCTAGCGTGGAAATTCCGGCCTGAAGTTCCTTTAGCTGGGCCTCGTCAATCGCAGGCGGGACAGGCTCCGGAGCAGGCGGCGGAGGAGCGCGCATTTGCTCGATCTTGAGCAATTCCGCCTCCAGCTTTAGCCGCTTTGCGTCGTTTTCGAGCCTCTGCGCCTCAAGGTCGAGCAGTTCCTTTTCGGTGAGCGGATGAGGCTCAGGCGGCATGACCTGCTGCATGGGCTGCATGGGTTGCATTGCCTGCTGTTCCGGACCCTGGCCGATTTCGCTCAGAGTCTGAGCCGCCTTCGCGTCCGACAGGCGGGCATCGGACTGCGCCTTCTCAGCCTTTGCCAGCGCTTCGGTGGCAGCGGCGCGCATCAGTTCCGCGTTCGGGTCAGGCTGCGCTTGGGCCTGCTGCATGGCCTCTGCTTCATCGTCCGTGGGCTTGAGTACGCCCAGCATCACAAGCTGTTTGCGGAAGTGCTCGTTGATGTCCTGCAATCCTTGGCCTTCCATGTTCATCAGCGCCGCAGCCTGCAGAATCTTCTGCGTCTCCGGGTCTTGCGACAGCGCCATCATCTGCGTCAGTGCCCTGACTGTAGCCGCGCGTTTGCTGCTGCTGCTTGGGCCGACTTCCACCGCGACGTCGTACTGAGCTTCGGACAGGTCATTCTCGTATTCAATCTCGCCCTCTTCGCCAACGATGGGGCGCATGAGTTCGACAGTGCTGGCCTGACCCTGCGCGCCGATGCCCTTCATCTTTCGGCCGGGCTCGACGTAAAGCTCGCGGGCCATGCCTAGCCACACCTCGCCGCATCGGCGGATGGCTTTGGCGAAGTTGCTCATGTAGATGTACGTCTGCATGTCCAGCCGCTGCTGCACCATCTCAACGGCCTTACCGCTGACATTGGCAACGATCTTGTCGCCCTGCTCCTGATTGCCGAGTACATCCTTGATATCCTGCTCCACGATCTGCAGCAGGGCGGCCATCGCGGGCGGGATTTGCGGGCTTTTGGTGTAGGCAACAGGCCCGCCGGGCTGCTGTGATCCGTCAGGGCCGGTCAGCGGGTTGATGAGCAGATACGGGTACTGCTTGACGTTATCTTCGGCCCACATCATCTGGTGGCCAGCGATCTGCTCTGGCAGCAGGATTGGCTTTTCCACGCTGGATAGCGCCGAGATTTCCGCGAGCTTGGACCGCTGCATGTTCGCCAAGCGCTGGGCGTCCTTTGCGAGCCTGACATGGCCCATACACCTCTCGATGTTGTCCACGAACCACCGCTTGCCATACGTGACGATGATCGGGATATGCCGACCAGCGACGTATCCGCAGTCCTCCAGCACCTTGGACCCGCTCAAGATGTATTTGCGCACCTTGCGCACCTTGATGCGCTTTTCGCCCACCTGACGCGAGCCAATGGCCTCAAGCTGGGCGATGGTGTCGTCGTCTAGCTCGCTCTCGCGGTACCGCTCTTCCTCGCCGTCCAGGCCCTGATAGATGCGGACAGTCTCTGACCGCTCCTCGACGCGGTAATACTCGGCCACGTAGACGACATCCGGCGTCGCCCAATCGAACTCGTGCTGGTGGATTTCCTTCGGCCAGCTAGACGGGTCGTCGCCCCATGCCTCGACGTAGGCATCGTGCGTCATGCTCGTAAGCACGAAGCACCGCTTGGCGTCGCCCTTGTCTTGGCGCTTCGCCTGCAGGTCGAAGAACACCGAGCTATCGGCGTCGAAGATGGGCTCAATCTTGATGCGCTGCCGCTCGTCCTCGTCGTCCTCTTCGCTCTCGTACACCGCTCGCAAGCGCCACGCGCCGATACCGCCGCCGACGGACTCCTCGAAAGCGTTGTCGTAAGCCTCCTCGGCGCTCGAATCCTGCTCATCGGCCCTATACAGGTCGTCGCACGCATCGGCCAGAGAATCGTACTCGGCGCCTTCCTTGGACACGAAGTCAACCGTTACCCGGTTTGCGCGATACTCGGAAAAGATGCGCTGAACCGCGAGGGCAATTTTGTTGACCTCCATCTTCGGCTTATTCTCGAACTGCGCACCGAGCGGGCCTTCCCACTGCGCCCCGGCCAAGCTGTAGAACCTCCGATCCTGCAAGCACTGCAGCCGCTCATCGCGCACGGCGGACTGGATGGCGTCGAATTCCCGCATCGCCTCGGCGTGAATGCGGATGAGTCGCTGCTCGATGGATTCGCGGGCCATTGGTAGATTCCCTATTGCGCGTGGTGGCCGATTATGCTACCGGCTCCAATGGTGCGCCATAGGCAGCGGCGCGGCGGCTACCACCTTGGCCGGTGCGGTCACGGCCGGGAATAGCGCAGTCAGGCCCCAGATAAGCGCGTCGGCCCTGTTCGGGCTGCGTGAGCCGGTGAATCCTGACGTGCTGAAGCCCGATAGCTCGTCCTCAAGCTCTGGGAACATGCCGACGTGCCTTACCTTGCCCTGCTCGTACAGGGCGGAACAGGGCTCGGCGCGCACAGCCTTACCTCGGCTGGCGGTCACGGCACGGAACGGCGTCCGGGGCCTAGCCGTCTCGATCACCTGGCGCACCATCGCCCCGCCGAAGTTGGTTTCGGCCACCACGCAGTCGGCTTTGTGCCGGTCAAAGGCGGTAGTCGCCACCTTGCCCCATGTCGCCGGGCCAGCCTTTACCGTCAAGTCCTCAAGGACGTAGCACGCGCCGTCGGTGCCTAGACCCACCACGACAATGCCGATAGCGTCGTTGTCCGACGATGCCTCGTCATCCGCCCCGCTCGGGTCAACCGCGACCACGACCCGCACTAGGTCAGGCACGCGGCCATCTAGCACGCGCCAGCGGTCAATATGCTCCTCAGGAAACAGGGCGTTCGGGTTCGCGTCGCTGAATCGCCCCTCAAGGAATCGCGCCCTCATCCTGGCCGGCAGTGACTCCAGCATGCGCAGGTACTCGGGGCTCAGGTTCGCTGAGTTGTCGCCCGGGTTGATGCTGAACGCCTCGTAGTCCTCCGGCCGGGGCAGGCCCAGCCGGGTTTCCGGGTCGCGCTTTTCGACAAAGCGCCGATAGGTCCAGTGCGTCTTAGACGGCGGATTGCAGTCGTAGTACGCACGGAGTCGGAGCGGCTGCGGCTCTGCGCCCTCGACCTGCTGGGTGGCCTTCTGAGCTAGGCGGGTAAGCGCCGTGTCAACGCTGGTCAGCGGGATCTGGCTGCACTCGTTGAAGTAGAGCGTGGCGAATTCCTGACCGAGAATCTTCTCCGTGCGGTCTTTGTCGTCCAGGCCGGCAAACCATATCTGAGAGCCCCCGGGCAGGCTGGCGTATCCGTCCTGCTGGTGTACCTGATACTCGACGCCCGGGTATGCGGTACGCATCACCTTCGGGAACGTGTCCAGAATCACGCTCGCCCGGAGGTGGTTGTATCGGAAGCGGAAGATCGCATGCCGGCTCTGCGGCGCCTTTAGTGCCCGCATCACCACGTTACGGGTAAGCAGGAACGTCTTACCGCTGCGGCTGCCACCGAATAGCATGCAGTGCGTAGCCGGCCCGGCTAGCACCCTCTGCGCCTGCTGCTGCCGCTCGGTGAGGGCGAACGTCACAGGCTGCGGTCGTCAGGACCGGCAACGATCCGCACCGGGCCGCCACCGTCGCCTACATGCTCCATACGCGACAGCTTAGGCGCGGCGTACTCGGCCAGCTTGGACAGCAGGTCTAGCGCGCGGGCTGGATCAGGCGGCTTTGAGCCGGCGCCGTCGGCTACCTGCTGAAGCCAAACCTGCACGTTGGCGGCGTTATCTTCGAGTAGCTGGCGGATCGTCTCCCGAAACTCTGCCGTAGCTTTGTTCGGGACGCCCTTACGGTTTCCGCCTCGGTATCCACCGCGCGCCGGCTTGGATGTGACATTTTTTGTCACTTTGCCAGTGTCGTCGCTCATTCCTGCATTGTCGCCCTTTTGGTTTTTTTTGTCCAGAAAGCAAAAAGCCCCCGGTCAGGGGGCCTTCTGTGCGGGCGGGTTGTCAGGCGCGGCCGGCGATGATGTCGAGCACTTGCTCTTGGACACCGAAAGCGTCAGCGGCGTCCCAGGCTGCGCGCTGCTGAGCGTCAAACTGCGCGAAGTCGATCCGGCCATCGTGGTACGCGGCGGCGTTGGCGGCGATCTTGGCGGCGATGCGGGCGGCGATTTCGGAGGTGATGCTGGCGGCGGTTGTCATATCTGGGCTCCGGGTCGGTGTGTTGCGATGAGTGCTACTGTACCCGTCCGCTAAACCTTTGCCATAGGTGCAAACCCTACCATCGCGCATCTTCTTCCGGCACTTGGCCGTGAAGGTATCGGCTCGGCAGCTTGGTGCAAAGGCTGCGGGCCACGCTCACGGGCGGCGACGGGAACGGCCAGTTCGGCCGGATCACGGCTATACGCAGCATGTCGCGCGTCGCGCCGATTTCGATGCCCTCATGGCCACCGGGCAACTGCCATTTGTCGCCGTTCATCGGCACACCGTCACCCACTCGTAGCGGCCGAGGTGCGGCTGGAATACCGGCACCTTGCGGCAAGCTGTGGTCCCGATGGGCGGGATTGTCAGCGGCGGCATCGGCTGGATTGACGGCGGCACCAGCGGGCAGATTTGCGGCGCGCACAGAGGGGGTAGGTCCAGCGTGCTACGGCACAGGGGCTGCACCGCGCCATTGACGCACCGGCAGACGCACTGGGCGTGGGCGCTGGTACTGGCCAGCAGGGCTAGGGCGATGAGGATGCGGCGCATGGTCAAGCCTTGTCCAACATTGCGAGGATCTGGTTGAGCTGGGCGGCAACGTGTGCGGCGGTACCGGCGTGGCCCCAATTGATGTCGTCCGGGTTGTTGCCGAGGTTATCTTCAACCAGCGCGTTCAGCGTTGCCATGCTCTCGCTGATGGCGGCCATGCTGGCGAGGAAGGATGCAATGGCGCGATTGTTCATGTCGTGGCTCCTGTAGGGTTGCGGGCGGGTTGTCAGGCGGCGCAGCGGGTCAGCGCGGCGGCGTACAAAGGCGATTCCGGGAAAATGCGGGCCACGTCTTCCACGATGTAGTCGCTCATCATTTCGCTGTCGTTGGTTGCGGCCAGCTCTGGGATGTTGCGGAGCGTGGCGCCGTAGTCTTTGGCGTACAGGCTGATGCACTCGCGCAGTACGCGGCTACCGTCAGGCTGCTTCACGAAAATATGGCCTTTGCTGTAGTAAACGCGGGCCTTGGTCGTGCCGTTCGTCACGTAGTGCTTCATGAACTTAACCATCTCTGTCTCCGGGTTGCGTGTTGCGATGTGGCCTACTGTACGCCCACGCTAAACCTTTGCCATAGGGACAAACCCTATCTCCACCGCCCACGGCCCCCGGCGCTGCTCGTAGACGTAGCGCACCCGCTCTCGGTCGCGGTCGTCTACGCCTAGCCACGCTGCCACTGAATCTCGAATTGCCTTTAGGCTTCCGGCGAGATTATCGTCATCAAGGCCGCTGCTCGGGGCGATGCGGGTCAGGATCACCCGGCACGGTAGCTCGGGCTTGACCTGGCTCTGCAGCAGCCACGCGGCGGCCTCTTTTTCGGCCTTGACCCGGCGGGCGCGGGTGAAGTGATGCTCGCGGGAGTTTTGCCCTCTCTCGGTGCGGATGGGCACGACTATCACCAGGCCTCCCGGTAGCTCATCAGGGCGTCGCGCAGCTTGTCGCGGTCGTCGGTGCCGAAGTGCGCTTCCAGCCGCTGCCGCACCCGGTGCGCGAGGCTTTGCGATATGCCCATGGCCTGCCCGGTTTGAGCTAGTGTCTTGCCCATTAGCAGGCAGTCGGCTACCCCGCAGGCTAGGGCGTGCCAGTGTTCGCGCTGTCGGCCGGCTCTGTTCATTGTTTCTGGGCGTAGCCTGGGCAATGCTGCTTAAGCTCCGCCAGCGCCCGGCTGATTTCCGCGCTCCACAGGGCTGCGCGCTTGTGGTTGTTGCACCGCAGCGGCCGATAGTGCTGGCAGGTCGTGCAGGTCACGCGCGGGTCAGTGTCTAGCGGGTTGTCGGTCATAGCTGCCTCAATGCTTGCTTGACTTTGGCTAGCAGTTCAGCCGGCGCCTTAGTGGCTTTCGCAGCCTGCTCGCGCTGCCGATGTAGCTCGGCGTTCACGGCATCCAACCCAGGCGCGGCCGGTGTGATGGGCTTTTCCTTTGGCGGGTACACGTCGGCCCAGCAGTGATTAGTAGATTGATCCAGCGCGGCGTTTGGGTCAAAGCCGGCGGTCTTGATGCGGTGTAGTTCATAGACCACCAGCTTACGGGCGCGGTCTGTGAGCGGCTTCTTAATGGTGCGGCGCATCTCCTCGAATCCTGCCCATGCGTCAGCGTCAATGTATGGCGGAAGAGCTATCAAACCATATTCTCCAACCCAAAGCCTCCCCTACCCACAGCAGCAGGTAGAGAGAAGGCATTCCAACCCGCTTTCGCGGATACCGATGCCATGCTCATCGCATGGTCCCCGGGCTTCGGTATGCAGCCAGCCCCGCGACCTTTCGGATCTGCCCCGCTGCGTGCTAGCTGGGTCGCGTCGCGGTTTCCTCCCGAGCGGCCCCACTTGCGGCCCACTGCTATCGCGCGGGGTGCGATCACGGAAAGCAAAAGGCCCTGAGGCTCTGCTCCCCCCGCTGGCACGAGGCGCCCACTCAAGGGCTTGAAGCAGAAGCTCAGGGCCTCCGAATCATCCACCGTGCCAGCGGTGATGGCTGCAGTATGCACCAGCCTGCTAAGGCTTGCAAGCCCTCACCACGCGCCACGTAGTCAGATAGCGCCCGTTTACAAGCTCCGTGCCCTTCTTCAGCGCCCATTCAGGCATCAGGCGCAGCGTCTCGACAACGCGCTTTTGAGGGCTCGTTGACAGGCCCAGGCTGTGCATCTCGGCGTAGGTCATCGGGCGGCGCTTGAGGGCTTCAACGATTAGGCGGCCCTGTGTTGCATGGCGGTTGCTCACTTCGTCTCCTTCGGCTTCATGCAGTTCCCGCACTTATACGGCGTGCGGCCTCGAAAAACGCCCGTCCGGTGCCGATGGCCGCAAAGCCACAGCCGGCGGGTGTCCATGCCCACGCCACGCCATTGGAGCGTGCTGGGGTCAGTTTGTATCGGGTGCAGCATTGGGATACCACTTAGAGTAGCGGCCGGCGTACTCGCAACGGACCAGGCCGTTAGCCTGCGCGGCCTGCAGATGCACGCCGATGGTTCGCCCGGCAGAGCCGAAGTGGGCGATCACAGCAGCGCGGCTACAGCCTGGATGCTGGGCGACAAACTCGGCCACCTCTCGGACTCGCTTGGTAAGGCGCGGCTTCTTTGGCGCGAACGGGCTTCGGAGCGTGTTCACAATCGCGGCCATCGCGTTCATTCGGCCCTCGCGTCTTCGACAAGCTGGCGCAGGATTGCCGCTGCCTCTCGTCGAATATCTCGGTTGTCTTCCGGCTCCTCTAGTCGCGCGGCGATCCACGCGATAAAGTGCAGCCGGTGCTGTGCAGTTTGCCGCAGAGCGGCCAGGGTGTCGTTGTCCATGCGGCGATGATGCCCCGCATGCATGGGCCTGCCTATTAGGGTTTGCACCGATGGCAAGGGCTTAGATCGTCGGTAGAGTCTCGACATCGGCCCAAGACACCCCGCATCTGCGGCGGGCCTGGAGACAGAGATGAGCAGCTTTCAACCGACAGAACGCCATCGCTGGGAGCGATACGCCAGCCGCAGCAGCGTCAACAACTTGTCAATCGGCGTAAGTGCCTCTGACACGGTGGCTGTGTCAATCACTACCACGCAAACCCACAGCAGCGTCTACCTGACCGCCGAGCGCGCCCGCGAGTTGGCCGCTGAGTTGATCGCCGCTGCCGACAGTCTGCAAACCATCAAGGAGGCCGCATGAACGGATACGCACTCTACGGGCGCGATCCCGTGTTTGCCGACGTGGACGCGCATATCGCTAGCGAAGACGCTGCCGAGGCCCGCGCTGAGGCAGTTGACCAGTGCATCAACGACGCCGTAGACGAACTGCTGTGCGCCGCCGACGACTGCGATGCGCTGATCATGCTGGCGTCAGAAGCGGGTAACACGCAGCGCCGCGTCGAACTGCGCCGCATCTACAACCAACGCACCGGCGAATGCGAGGCCGACTCGCAGGACGAGTGGACGCGCGTGATGCTGATGTGCGAGGTGGAGCATCTGCCGGCGCTACGTCAACAGTGGCTCGATTGGGCGCGCGGCCACTTGGCCGAATACAGCGAAGTTATCAAGGTGGCCGAGCGTATGGCCGACGACGACGCCGAGCAGGCGCGCGAGGACTACGAACTGGCCCGGGTGGACGCATGAGCCGCCCGGTGATCGTGGCCGGCGTGCGGCCGGCGCTGACGGTCGAGCAGCAACTGCGAAGGGACGTGCGCGAGCTGGTGGAAACGTTGCACGCGCTGATGAACTGGATTCCGGTCTACCCGGCAGCAGCAGATGGCATTGTCGGCGGCAGGGAAGCGCACAGCGCAGCAATCAACGCTGCCCGCGCCATCCTCGTCAAGCATAAGGAGGCGCGATGAAATACCAAGACAGAGAAGGCCTACTCGTGGACATGCGTGCAGCCGCGCGCCGTGCCGTCGATGACAACCCGCGCCACTCTCAAGAGTCGCTGTTCGACCTTGTGGGCGATTGGTTCCCCGACGCCACAGACGGCGAGGTGGACACGGTGGTTCAAGAGGTGCTGCCATGAGGCCGACCCGACTCCGCCCGCTGAATCCCAGCCGCCGCCTGATGCGCGACTATGCGACGGCCTGGACCGCCACGAACTTTGGCCGCCTGATCGAGCGCGCAGTCTGCATCGCCTGCGTGTGCGCTATCGGCGTGATGCTTGCCAGGGCCTGTGTGCCCGTTTAGGAGTTGACCATGTGGCCTGCTGACGATATCGGGCGCGGTGCGCGCCAGTATCACGACACGATCCCGGTAATCCCTAGATGCAGCGGAGGTGGCTGCAACCAGGGCCGGCGACCGTGCCAAACGCCCGAAGCGTGCCAAGTTCCGGAAGATGAGGGGCGCGGCGTGGTGGCCGGGGCGATCTACGGGCTGGTCGCGTGGCTGGCCGTGGCGCTCTGCTTTGCTGTCGTCACGCTGGGGGCGCTGTGAACGCGCCGCCTGGGTGGAAGCTGGTTCCAATCGAGCCGACCATGGCGATGGTCGTCGCGGGCCAGGGTGCGCTGCTTGTCGCGAGATTTGGCGACCTAGATGGGGCCGAGTCCGAAATTCACGCAGCGTACAAGGCGATGCTTGCCGCAGCGCCGCACGATGCTAGGGTTTCCACCGATGCGCAGTAGCACTACATCCGCCAACATAGCCAAATGAACACGCCGCCAAACCGCTACACCCCCGCCGTGCGCGCAGCCCTTGCGCCGCTGCCTGCCCCGTTGCCGTCAATGCTGCGCGAGCGGCGCTGGGCACGTATTGAACTGCACAAACTGACGCGCGAGATTGCGCGCCGGTACGCGGCCGAGCAGGCTGCAGGGCAGGGCTTCAACTGATGGAGACGACGATGCAACTACCAAACCTCGCTGGCGTTGCGACCGCTGATCTGGTCGAAAAGATCGGCGGCGGCAACTTTAGCGCCAGCTACATCAACTGGTCGCGCACGATGCACCTGTTGCGCACCCACGCGCCCGGCTGGCTGCCGGAATTGGTCGAAGCCCGCGACGGCGGCATTCTGCACGCTGCGCCCGTGGGCTGCTACCTGCTGATCCGTTTCCGCAACGGCGATATCGCCACGCCGCCGGTCCCGCAGGCTGTGATGGACACGCGCAACGCCGCGATCCCGCGCGATAAGATCACGGCCCGCGACCTGACCGACACGCACCGCCGGGGCGTCTGCATGGCCGCTGCGATGACCTTTGGCCTAGCCTATGAGCTTTGGGCAAAGATGCCGCTTGAGTCAGGCTATGAGCATGAGCCTGAGCCCGAGCGGCCGACGGAGAAAGCCCACCTCGGCCTGACGCCTGCCCGCGCGAAGATCGTTCGCGCCGTGGCTGCTGCGGCGATCCAAAAGCACAACGAAGGCAACGAATGGGGCGCCTTTGAGGAAGTTTCTGGCATCACCGACAGCGACGAAAAGATGGCGCTGTGGGAAGTGCTCAAGCCTCACTCTGACCTTCGCGCCTGCATCAAGCGCCTGGCCGCCGAAGCCGCGCGCAATCAACCAACCGAGGAAACCACCGCATGAAAATCACCATCGAACACCACGGCGAGCAGTTCAACGTGAGCCTTACCGGCTCGGGCGAGGAGCCGTTTCTTGTCGTCAAGGGCTGCCGCATCGTGCAGGGCCAAAACGGCCCGTTCGTTAGCTGGCCCAGCCGCAAGCTGGACAGCGGCAAATACTGGCAGCATGTCTACGTGTCGCGCGCCTTTGGCGACGCTGTGCTGTCGGCATATAACAAGAGCAAAGCCGCAGAGGCGCCCGTGCGCAAGGCACCGCCGAAGGCTGCGCCGGACGACGATTCGGACATTCCGTTTTGATCGTGCAAAGCCGCAACAAGCCCGCGCCCACCGCCGCCGAGCGCCGCCGAGCGCCGCCATATCGAGCGCATTAAGGCGATGGCTTGCGTGCTGTGCGATGCGCCAGGGCCGAGCGAGTGCCACGAGCTAGAACAGGGAAAGTGGTTTCTATCGGTCCCGCTGTGCCCTGACTGCCACCGGGGAAGCGTGAACGGGCTGCACGGCCAGCGGAGATTGTGGAGCGTGCGCAAGTGGTCTGAGCTTGACGCGCTAAACGAGACGCTACGGAGAGTGATGACGTGATCTTCCGCCTAGCCCACGCCGAAGCCCGCCAGCGTGCCCGCGACGCCATCTCTCAGGCCCCTGAGAACTACGTCGTCACCATCAAGCCACCTACCCGCAGCCTCGACCAAAACGCCGCGCTATGGGCGCTGCTGACGGAGTTTTCGGAGCGGCTGGAATGGCCAGTTAACGGGGCCATGGTGCGGATGACGCCCGAGGAATGGAAGGACGTTCTCACCGCAGCTTTCCGCCAAGAGACCGCGCGCCTTGCGATGGGGCTGCATGGTGGCGTCGTGATGCTGGGCTCGCGCACGTCGAAGATGGACAAGCGGACGTTCGGTGAGTTTCTAGACTTCGCGCAAGCGGTGGCAGCCGAGCGAATGGGCTAGGGTTTCCACCTATGGCAATGGTGCGATGTGCGGATGATGATGCTTAACGTTGGAGCTAAGGCGCCGACGTAGGGCCGCAGGCCCGTAGGAGGTCGCCCTTGAGCGACCAGTTAGGCCACAACGCCACAGGAGCATGAGTGATGACTGACCGAGAACTACTGATCTGGATACACCAGCGACTGGTGAAGGTGCATGGCGAAAGCCCATTGGTGGACTACATGCACCGCTTGCGCGACGTGATCCACGGAATGCCGAAAGACCGCGACAGCGCCGGCCGAGTGGTGACGATGCATAGCCACGATGTGCTGAAGGAAATCGAATTGTCCGACCCGCCGCAAGTGCGCGACAAAGACGCGCGCCAGCAATGGCTGCGCAGCTACACCTGGGTGCAAGAGAACGGTGCAATTGACTACACCAAGCCTCGCATGCGCCCTGAAGGCTTGCCGGTGTACCCGGCTGAACTTGTGGCCTAACGACGAAGTGGAGCCGCCACGCGCGGCAGGAGAGCAACGATGACCACAGAAGCAACGCCGCGCGAGGTCGGCTCGCACGCAGGGTTCGGCCTGGACCCGGAGCGCTACGGCCTGAACGGACACAGCTACGACCTTTGGTATGACGTGGTGGAACGCATGAAAGCGGCGACGACCACGGCAGAGCAGTTTGCGCAGATACGCCGGATCATGCGGGCAGAGCGGGAGCGGTGCGCGCAGATTGCCGAAGGGGCGCAGCGGCAGCCAAACGACGGCAAGGACTTTGCCAACGGCTGGTGCAGCGCTGCGCTTCAGATTGCCCAGGCGATTAGGGCCTAACGCCCGAGGAGACCTGCCACCGTAGGCCGCTAGGCCGTAGGGGGTCAGGTTGTGCGAAGTGTCATGCAGCGCCCTGGTGGCGCACAAACCAAGGAGCCGAAGACATGAGCTTAGACGTTTACCTGACCGACGCGGATGGCGGCGAGGTGTATTCCGCGAACATTACGCACAACCTCAACAAGATGGCCAGCGAGGCGGGCATCTACGCCTGCCTGTGGCGCCCCGACGAAAACGGCATCACGCACGCGCGGCAGATCATCGAGCCGCTCGCCTCCGGGCTGACGCTGCTGGTGACCGAGAAGGCACGGTTCGAGCAGTTCAACGCCCCGAACGGCTGGGGCTTGTGGGAGCACTTCGTGCCGTGGTGTGCGCGTTACTTGCAGGCGTGCCGAGACAACCCCGACGCGCTGGTGCGCGTGAGCCGCTGAATTGGGTGCTGCATAACGTTCGAGCTAAGCCGCCCAGCGCGGCGCTACAGGAGCAACGATGACCACTGACGCTACCGAGAACCACGACGCCGCCCGCCGCGATGGGTCGGCCTTGAGCGAGGGGTTAGGCCCGCTGCCGGAGCCTGATATGACGCTACCAAGCGTTGCCCCGGACAGCCCGGACGGCGCGCACTTCTACCGAGCGAGCACCGTGCGCCGGCTGCTGGACGGAGAGCGCGAGCGGTGCGCGAAGCTGTGCGACCCGACGAACGCCAACCGGCCCGAGGACTGGACGGAGTACGCAAAGACACGGGCAGAGTGCGCCGCGCGCATTCGTGGCGCCTAACGGGCCGGGTGAGCTGCCCGCCTTTGGCGGGTCAGCTCGACCCGGGTGTTAGGGCGCCGTAGCCGGAGCGAATGTAAAGATGGCGCACACCCCTTGCGTGACCGGTCACGCCATGGCATAGTACACCCATCGCAACACGCAACCCGGAGCAAGCAACATGAACGGCATGAACATCAACGAAGCCCGCGCCAACGCCTACCAATACAGCCGCCTGCTGGCGACCATGACTGGCGAAGACAAGATTGTCGAGTTCCGCCAAGTGTCCGCAACGGACTTCGTTTACGGCGAGCGCGGCACGATTGACCAGCACGGCTTGCTGGTGGGCGCCTTCCAGAACGGCAAGGCCGTAGCGTGAGAAGCAACCGCATCGGGCTGGCTCTGCTGGCCCTTCAACTGCCCATCACGGCCATGCTGTGGTGGCCTGCGCTTGAGAGGCTGTGGCAATGGGCGTTCTGACAAGACACCTTCGGCAGTACCGCGAAGCCATGAAAAAACGAGAGCGAGCCCGGAGGCTTACCGATGCCGCACGCCTTGCCGTGGAAACGCTGGAATGGGCGGCCGAGCGCGCGCTAGTCAATGGCGGCCCAGGCTGGGAAGCGGAAACCGCTCGCTGCAAAGCAGCACAAACCGCGCTCACGGTGGCGCTTCAGGAGTTCACACCATGAAGGTGACAACGGATATGCGCTACGAATCCCGCCTTGACTTCGAGGCGTTCGCAAAGATGCGCGATTGGGACACCACGCGCAGCCAAATCAACCCCGATCGTTACGCGAACGATCGCACGCAAGGCGCATGGGCTGCGTGGTGCCACCAAGCGCCGCCCGTCGTAGACGAACGAACCGCAGCCGACGCCGCGCGATACCGCTGGCTGCGTGACAGAAACGACTGGTACAGAGAGCCGCGACTTGACGAAGCAGACGGCTCGAAGTGGGAGCTTGTTTTCTACTCTCCGCAGTGCATTGAAGACCCGACAGACGACGACGGACTAGACGCCGCTGTTGATGCGGCCATTGCGGAAGACTTGCGCGATCAAGCGGCCGAGCGCGAACCAAACCCGACCGCTTACAACGACGGTCGCGGAGGACTGCGGTGGCGCTGACGTTTCTTTCTCAGATGAAGGAGCATGCAATGACTGCGGAGTCGAGCGCAACGCGGCAAGCCGAGTGCGGCACCTGGCGCGGGAAGATGCAGATTCTTGTTTTCGACTTGTGGCGCGACGGCGTGCTGACCGAGCAGCAGTGCGCCGCGTACACGGGAGAAGACTTGGTGCAGGTGCGCCGGCTGCTGGACTGCGAAGCAGCAAAGCGCGGCTACAAGTGCCGAGAGGATGCGCAAACATGAGCCACGCCGAAGCCGCGATTCTTGGCATCGCGCTGGGCCTGCTGTTGCTGCCTGCGCTGATCTGGTGGATTGAGCGATGACCGCCCAAACCCCCGCCCAGCGCAAAGCCGCAGAGCGAGAGCGCCGCGCAGAAGCCGGCCTAGTGCGCCTGGAGCTGTACGCGCACCCCGAAGACTGGCCCGCGATCAAGGCGCTGGCCGAGAAGCTGCAGAAGCGACGGGCGCGCGCTGCTGGCAAACAGAAAGCGCCCTAACTAGGCTATCGCCAAACCTCGCAAGCTCTGCATGTACCGCAAACCATCCCCCAAGCGCCAGGCCGCCCACGCGCGCAAGCTCGAAGCCCTGCGCCGTGGACGCGACCGAGCGAACGCGAACAAGCCCGCGCGGCTGTACCCGCCGACGCTGCCTGACCTGCGCCGCGAGGTCATCGTGATTGACTACGACAGCGGCCAGCCGGTGACGCACACGCTGCACCTGTTCAAGACGCGGCGCGTGGACTCTTACCGCATCGAGGCGGACGGCAAGCCGTGGAAGGTCTGCGGCTGGTCTGGCGCGCTTGAGGGGCTGCGGAAGAGCTTCCAGCGGGTGCCGTCGCCGCGCAGCGACTTTTGGGAATGACGAGCCCGTGAGACACTAGAAAACCGGTTAGCCGCGTGCCGGATCACGCGCGGCAAGATGGAGAGAAACCATGGTCAAAAGCCTCGACGAGTGGCTGTACAGCCGCTTTGGCGACCTGTTCCGCTGGATTTTCGGCTAAACTCTAGCCGTCTCCTCCTCGACGACAAGCGAGGTTTCCGGCCGCCACTGTGCGGCCGGCTTTATTTCAGCGCGTCGTAGGCGCGTTCGCAGGCTTTGCCGGCTGTTCTGTTTCGGTCTGCTTCGGCAGCAAGCTCTCGACCAGCCGCTTCCACCCGTCGGAGCATGTCGGCAAGCATATCTCCGGGGCCGGCTCCTGACGCGCTGCCGGCGGCAGTGGCGGCACACTGCTGGGCAAGCGTGGCAACGTGCCCCCGCAGGCTGTCAGCAGCGCGGCCAGCGGCAGCAGCGTCCAAGCGGGCACGGCGTAAGGTTTCGCTGGCTTCGCGGGCTGCATCATGCTGCTCCTGTAGTCGTCGGCTGAACTCAGCTTCGGCGGTGGCTTTTGCTTGCGCTTCGGCCGCCGCGCGCTTTCCATCGGCAGCTTTGGCCCGTAGGTCTTGGATATACCACGCGCCACCGAAGCCGGTAACACCGGCTATCAAAGACGCTGCCAGAATGATCCTCACGCCTCTCCAGTGGTGGCTGCTGCAGAGCCTTTAGATAGCTGCACGAATGGGGGAAGACTCAAGCCAGGCGGCCAGCGATAGGCCAGCACGCGAGCACGCGGAAAGGCGCGCACGTTGACCGCATCGCCTTGATTCCCGCCGAGGATCAGCAGGTTCCCGGCGGCATCTTCGCCCGCGAGCAAACCGACATGCCCTCCGCCCTGACGTGAAAACACGACGACGCACCCTTCGGCGGGATAGGCCAAAGCCTGCCCCCACGCGGCCCAAGCGCGGGCCTGCCACCATTTCGGGACGGTCTTGTATCCGGCTTCCGTTACCCACTTCGCCACCGCACCACCGCACCACGGCTGGCCCACTAGCCACGACGCGCCGAGCTTGGCGAGCATGGAGCGAATCCACGGAGAATCATTCGGGCCGAGCGTTTCGCGCTGGCCGATGTCACGGCGGGCGATGTCTAGCATCATTCCGCCTTTGGCTGGGCCACCACGCGGCCGACGATACCGGCGACGAGCAGCACCATTGAAACGGCGTAGACCACGTTAGGCGGGAGTGCCGCCTTCAGGTCGTCAGGCATTACCTGCCAAGCGCCGAGCACGGTCAGGGCCAGTGCCTGAGCCTGGACTGAGAAGAACCGCCACGCCTGCCGCCAGTTTTCGATCAGCTTCACTTGGGAGACCTCTCAATCCAGCGGAACACCTCCAGCAGGATGCCGAACGCCGCAGCGCCACCGGCTATAGCTGCGCAGGCCACCGCAAAGCGCCGGATGATGGTTCCGGGCTTAGTCCGATGCACCTCGTCCCTGATGGCTTTAATCTCGGCTGCAACCTCGGCCTTAGTCGCCAGTTGCGCCATCGTTGACTCGATGCGGGTGATGTCGCTCTTCGTCGCCATGCCCTGCATTACGTGCGCGATGTCCGCAAGCCGCGACTGCACGTTTGATAGATGGATGTCCAGTTCCCCGATGGTTTGGGCTGGCCTGCGATCAGTCATTTTTTCACCCGCGCTCGTCTTTGGTAACTATCAATTCTGATAGGGCGAGGCGATAAATCACACCCGCCGCGATCAGAAGTCCGAGAAATCCAACATCAAACCCTGCCCAGGCGCTGCACATAGGCTGGCCAGCTTCAACCGGCCAGGGTTTGACCATGTACGCAGCAGAGCATAGGGCCGTCTGACCATACTCCCACGCCCCATAGGCACAGGCTGCCCACACGACCCGGCTGCGCCATGCCGAGGCGATGAGAGCTAGAAACACCAGCGAAGCCATCGCGCCCAGCATCTTGCTTGCCACGCCCGCAAGCTCAGGAGGCACCAAGCCCCAGCCGTAGTGCCGAGCCAGCACCGCAGCGAGCACGATGCAGGCGACAGGCTTCATAGCGGCTCGATGGGGCCGCCACCGCCACGGAGACGGCGGGCTAGGCGCTCAAGCCAGGACGCGAGGGTTTCACGGATGCGCTTCATGGGTTCTCCTAGTGGTCAAAGTGTATCCGGACAAACTCACAGAGCGGCCAGAATTGCCCATGCAGCCCACCCCGGCGCAGCGGTTGCGATGGCGTCCAATACGTCAACCTGCCCCTCTTTGCGATACCACTGCTGGGCTTCGTAGAAAATGCCGAACGCAGTAGACACCAATGCCAGCGCGGCGCCTAGTTGCCATTGCGCAAGCCATACCGCTAGCAGCGTGATAGCTACGGCTCCGACGCCCATGATGACGTGCAGAACTTTGTCGCGCGGAATCATCACCTAACCACCATCCAATCTACAGCGTCCGATGACGTTGAAGATGCGTTGACAGTGAATCCCGTAATCGTTTTGGCCGTAATCCAAAACGTCTTGTTAGCGTTGGCTGATATGGCAACAAAGTACGCTGCCGATGGCTGCGGGTTTGTAAACACTACAGATGCAGTTGTTGCCGCAGCAAACGAAACTTGACCGCATTCAATCGGCCGATACGTGAACACGCTTCCAAACGCAGTTTGGAGCGTAGAAACTCCTGCGACCGTTTGCGTAATGCTTGAGCCAGAACTGAAGCTGTTGAACGTGTCACCGCCGGTCGGCAGGGTGCTTCCAATGTTTACAAGCGACGCGCCATCTCTTGTAAGTATGTTGTAGATATTCCCCGGCGATGTAATGGTGGACCACACGCAGTTAAGCAGCGTGACTGACGACGCCGAAACATCAATCAAAGCCACTTGTCCCGTAAATGTTTTGCCTTGAGCTTCAAAACGTCCGTCAAAGCTTGAAATGCTTAACGACGAACCAGACGAGCGGATGTGGCTGCCCTTGGTTCTCTCAGTGCCGCAGCCTGACATTGAAATGCCCTGGCAACTGATGAAAGAATATGAGTACGCAGCGACACCGCCAGCACTCTCTACCCCATCAACTCCGCAAGCTGTGATGTTGCTGTAGTGCAGGCCGTAAATCCTGAACCCCGTGGCTTCGTCAAGCCCCGTTCCTACAGCTCCATTCACAAAGCAGTTGGTCCAGTGGATGGATGTTCCGGTGCCGATGTTTGACCCGTCATTTGCCCAATCAAAACCAACTTGACACGTCACGATTGATACACGGCGGATGTTCGTCATGAACACATCAAACGCCTGCATGCCAATCTGAGCAAAGTCGATGACAACATCCTCAATCAGGCATTCATAAGCCCTCGGCATGAACAAACCGACGGCGCTATTGTTGCCAAACAGATTGATGCTTTTGATTGATACCGACGGCGCGTAGTCGTTGATCGGGTGCAGAACCTGAACAATGGCATCTATGTTGTAGTTGTCATTGACGAGGCCGCCTCTGCCGGGAGCCAGAATGCTCCCCGTTGATCCTATGGCGTTGTTGTTTTTGAGGATCTTTGTGTTTCGGCTGCCCTCGCCAACGAGAGAAGTAAACGAGCGCATGACCAGCGGGGCGCTGATGCGATATGTTCCCTTTGGCACAAAAACCACGCCGCCACCAGCCGCCGAAGCTGCATCTAGCGCATTTTGAATGGATGCCGTGTCGTCAGCTAGCCCGTCTCCCACAGCGCCAAAGTCCTTGACGCTAAATGCTTCGCGCATCTTCGACTGCATTGTGCGCGGGACAGCAAATGCTCCAGCTTGCACGAACTGCAATTCATCAGAGCTAATGTCCCCCAGCCGCTGCGTCGAAGCCGGCGCCGAGTACACCACCGAGCCCTTCGCGTCCTGCACCATCAGCGAGTAATCGCTGCCCACGTACAGCCGTCCAGGCGTACCGCTATTGCTCGGGTAGCCGTTGATCGTGCGCACCGGCTGCGCTGCTGGCTGCGTCAGGGCAGCGTCCCAAAACACCGCGATGGGGTTGGTTTGTGGCGGCTGGTTGGCAGCGCCGATCCAGATATAGCCGTTTTCCAGCGGCTGGCCGGCTCGGTCAGTGAAGATCGGGTAGGCGGGGGAGACTGAGAGGGCGGTCATGGTGACTCCGTATCATTTGCTCGTGACTTGACCGCGCAACGCCGCGTCAATGCGCGCCCGAGTCTTGCGATCCCTGACGTAGCGGCTGGCTTCGCGCAAGGCGGTTACTGCCGGGGCAGGGATGCCTGTAGCCGCGCCAGTGGCTATTGAGTCAATCACCAGCCGCATCGCGCTTGCGGTATTGCTATGGTTGATGGCTCCCGGAGGAGCGGTAAACATCGTGTTGCCAAGCTCGGAAAGGTCGCGCAGCACTTGAGCCTGTTTCTTTCCGTACAGCGCTTCTAGTTTCCCGTCTTGATCCATGGAGCGGATGACTTTTGCCATGGCGTTAGGGGAAAACAATGGGTTCCCGGCCGAGTCGCGCTGCGAAGGCGAAAACGCCGTGTCTTTGATGTATTGCATGCCAGCGCCCTTCAGGTCGGCCCATGCCTGCTTTCCTTCGGGGCCTGACTTTAGCAGCGTGCTGCGGAGCTTGTTCATTTCCTCGATGGGCGAAGAAATGATGATCTTGTCGAACACGTCTGCGAAGGCGATCTGACGCTCATCGGTGCCGCGCTTGGTGCCGAGCAGCTTTGACGTAAGGCCGACGTTCTCGAATTCCTCTGCAAACTGCTGCCGCAGCTTGCGAGCGGCTTGATAGGCTTGCCCGCCTGCGCCTTCAGTGGCTGCGTCTATGGATTGCTTCAGATTGCGGCCAATCATCGCACTGCGCGGGTCTTGCCAGTCTGTCGCCTCGTTGATGAACTGGCGCAGCAGTTCAGCATTGTCTAGCGTCACCGTTCCCGGCCGCATGTTGCCATCTTCATCGGGCACCAAAGCACCGAGACGAACGGCCTCTTTCCTGACGGCGCCCACGGTCGGAACAAGGCCCTCGAATCGTTCCGCTGCGGCAAGACCCCCGACAAGTGGTGCCATCTCAACCGGAGATTCCATCGCGCCGGCTTCGCGTGCAGTTTTGTACGCATCGCGCACGCGGTTACGGATGACTTCGACGCGGTTGATCAACGCACGATCCACCGCTTGACCGATGGCCCTTGGCTCCGTAGCCAACCGGCCCGGCATGTCAATCAAGGCGTCGAAGTTCTGGATCATCACCGCCGTCTGGTTTTCCATGCGCTCGCGCAGTGGAACGCCTAGATCCGGCAGCTTGGCCGATTCACGCTCAAACTGTAGCTGTGCAAAATTCCGCGACGCCTGCCCGGCGGTAAGCGCCGCGCGGCCCTCGAACGGAACCGGCATCATGCCCGCGACAGTCTGCCGCTCCGTGGCCGGTGAAACACCTGCAGCGCCCATAGCGCCGCGCTGCATGGCTGCGCTGGTTTGCGATCCAGCCGCTAGTGATGCCTCGTCGGGTGGAAGGATGCCAACGGCACGGCCAGCAGCGCGAGCAGCACGCCCCGGAGCTTCAACGACAGCCCTCCCGGCCGTAGCCACCACCGGAGCCGCCGCAGCCGCTGCGCGCTGTGCCGTAGCCGCTGCTAGTGGCACCTGTTGCCCGACAGCCTGCATAGCCATCCCAGGCGCTGCGATCTGCGGAAGGATCGGCGGGGCCACCTGTTGCACGATGTCGCCCACCGCCTGCACGGTTTCACGTCCGGCACGGGTGCGAGGCTCATAGGTGAACCGTCCGGCCTGCTCGGTGGCCGCCTGCTGGATGTTGCGAACGCCCTCTTGCGTGCCAAACTGACCCGACCGGATAGCTCCAGCGATTCCGCCTAGCGTGCCGCCCGCCATGCCCACTAGCCCACCCGTGGCACCCGTGGCAGCGGTTAGCAGTGCTTCACCAGCGCCGACAATACGCTGGCCGATGCTGGGCTCGGGGCCGGTTTCCTCTGGCCTGACAGCAGGCGGCGCAGTCATCCCGCCCGGCACCAAGCCACGGCGGCGGGCTTCGGCTAGCAGTTCAAGCTTGTCGGGCGGCAAGATGCCGCGCCGTTCAGCTTCTAGGAGGAGTTCAATGTCCATCATTGACCCGTCAGGCGGCGCAGAATCTCATCGTTTGACATGCCGCTATATGGCGATGCTGGCGCTACTTGCCCCGACTGGACAGGCGCGCCGGGAATAGCCGTGGATGGCTGCCTAGGCGCCCCGCCAGCACCCGCGGCATAGCGATTCGCCAAACCTTGCGCAAGGCGTGCCGACACATCCACCCACGAATCCCCAGCGGCCACCGACAGGTCGCCCACCGTGAAAGGCTGACGAGCTTTCGTCATTGACCCACGGTTGCTAGACAGCCAGTCAACGCGAGCATTTTCAATCGTGCTGTTGATGTCTTGCAGCTTCGCCATGCCGCGCAGGAAGCTAGCCATTGTGCGCGAATCAGCGTTAGACGGCGGGAAACCTTCCAACACCATAGCAATGTCTTTGTCAGTAGCTGGCCCCGGCGGCAACGACTGGATCGCGGCGTTGTTTCTGAGGCGGGTGAACTCCTGACGAAGTTCGCTCATGTAATCCTGACGACCTGTTGCCTTTGCCGTCCATTCCGCGATACTGCTGAAGAATCCATAGCCGCCGCCCGCTTGCTGGAGCCTGTCAGCCAACGAATTGAACTGTGCAGCCTGCTGCTTTGACGTTCCGGCTTTGATGGCCGCATCATTGATAGCCGTTTTGGCTGAATCAGGGAGGCCGTTAGCCATATCTGCCACGCGAGCAATGTTCAGCGCCACTTCGGCGGCGGTGCGCTGCTGATCCAAGCCTAAGCGAGCGGCATCGATCCTGATTTTGTTTTGTGCCGCTCTGATGTTCCAGTTCTTTTCATCCAAGCCGGCTTTGTTCAGTTGGTCTGCAAACGCGGCATTTGATGCGGCCGTGATTGCTTCGCTTTCGGCTTTGCTAAGTTGAGACGGGAACAGTTGTTGTGCTCTGCTCACTTCCAGCGCCTTGGCAACGCCCTCTAGCACATCTTTCCCGCCCGGTAGGCGTGAAATCACTGGCGCCAGCGTAACGCGCGCCATCTTCGGATCTTGTTCGATCAGGTTGGCCTGAAGCTCAAAGCCTTTTGCGTCGGCTTCGTTGCCCTTGTTGCGCTCGGCCGTTGCGCGCTCGCGCAGCAGGTTTACAGCGACCTCGGGCTTTGTTTCGGCAGCCGACAAGACTTGCCCGTTAAAGGCCAGAAGGTTGCCCTGCTCTTCTTTGCTTCGAGTGTTAAACCAGTTGAGCATGGCCTCCGAGCGGTCCTTCGGCAGAAACATCGCCAGGTTCTCATAGTCCCGCGCCGTCGGGTTTGGCTTGTTGCGCAGCGCCATGAGTTGTTCACTGAGCATGCGCTGCTGTTCCGCCGCTGCCTGCTGCTGCAGTAGCGCTTGCTGTTGCTGCGCTGCGCGGGCTTCGGCTTCTTGCCGCATGGCCTGCGCCTGGGCCATTTGCGAGCCCATCTGAAACCCGCCAGCCAGCGACTGAAACGGGGTTTGGATGCCTTGCAGAGAATAGTTGATCGGTCCCATATCACGGCCCCGTGGGAGTGGTTTGCTGAGGCATGGTGAACCACGATTCAGCGGACGGCGCCCTTAGACCGCCACCGCTCACGGGCTGCGCTGTTTGCTGCGCTGCTGGTTGTTGCGTGCCAAACCCGCCAAACGGGTTACGCCCCATCGCCATCTGCATGCCCGCGTACTGCATGGGCATTTGCAGCAGGCTGGCATATGGGGAAGCCTGGCCTAGCACGCCACCCGCCATCGCCGCGCCCTGCTGCTGGAGCAGGTTGCCGACGTTTGCTCCGGTGTTGATGCCTGCCGTGCCGACGCCCGCCGCCGACTGCTGGCCGAGGCCCGTCAACCCTGCGAGCCGGCTGTATTGCTGATCGATGGCCTGCTGGAGCATGGCCGGGCGGAACTGAGCTAGTGCAGCTTGAATGTTTCCACCTCGCAGCCCGCCGGTAGCGGCTGCGTTTTGCATCATCGCCTCTTCGCCTTGCCGCACCTGGGATTGGAATAGCGGGCTCTGCTCGATTGCGCCGATGGCTTCCTGCTGCGCCTGCTGGCCACCCAGGCCGATAAGCGCCTGCATGCCCTGAAGAGCAGGAGTGCCGGCTTGGACGTAGGGCGCGAGCAGTTCGCGCATCTTCTCAAGCTGCGCCCGCTGCTCTGCGATGCCCTCGCGGGCCGCGCCGGCTTGCACGTTTGCGGCATCTTCCGCCGCGCGGGACTGAAGGTAGGAGCCCGCAAGGCTTGCCCCGACCTGGCCCGCTAGTTGACCCCATCCCATACCTGTAGCTCCTGCAGTTGCGCCACCAGCCGCCCCACCGGCTGCACCGCCGGCCGCAGCACCGCCAGCCCCCGCCGCAGCGCCACCGGCAGCAGCACCACCAGCACCGCCACCCAAAGCGCCACCCGCCGCGCCACCGCCCGCAACCCCGCCAGCCGGAGCGGCGCCAGCCGGAGCCGCACCAGCAGCACCGCCGGCAGCACCGCCCGCCATGCCTGACAGAGCAGTACCTCCGAGATACCCCGCCCCGACCACCGCCGCGCCTTCGCCCACCGCACGCCAGAAATCACGCGCTCCAGACTTCGCCCGCGCGTCTTGGATTGTCGATTCGTCCATCGTCCACTGACCGGATGGGCTCTGCCGATACTGCACGCTCATCAGTTCGTGCTTATGGCCCCCGGGGCGTTGGAACGTGGCGAGCAGAGAGCCGTCAGACAGCGGGACGAGGCTGCTGAATTTGCTTTGAAACGGCGTTCCCGCCAGCGCGTTAACGTCAAGTGCGAACCCGCCCGGGTTGATGGTCTGCCCGGCGTCGCTGAACTCCACCGTGTCCGGCGTCATCACCGGCTGCAGATTGCGAATCGCAGCGTAGGGGTCGAACGATTGGGGCATCGTAGCCATCACGAAATCTCGCGGCCGGACACTCGGAACGTCAACGCCGACGCGGCGCTAGCGATGGTTGAGATGAACCCGCCCGGCTCCAACGCATGGCCCACCAGTTCGGGACAGGTGTAGGTCTCATCAGGCTGCACCGTGCGATTGTCGATCACCAGATTGGCACTCCCGGCAGACCCGCCACTGGTCACCAAGTTTACCGAAAAGGTGCGGCTGACGGTATCTGTATTCGTCACCGTCGCCTTGTCAATGATCGCCCGGATGGACGTGGCCGTGTATTGCGTGGTTTGCGTCGCCTGCAGTTGCAGCGGCGGCACCAGCACCTTTACCGTTACGGTCATGTTTCGCTCCTGATGTTGCCTGTCACCGTCAGGATAACCGACGGAATCTCCGGGACCGGCCCGGACGCTGGGAAGTATTGAAGCTGCACGGTCGTGTCAGACACGGCCCACATAAGCTGCACGTAGTCGCCTGCCTTCAGGTCTAGCAGGATGTTCGCGGCTCCGAATATCTCGTGGTTGTTGCCTTGAATCTGAATCTGAGACGCTGACGCGGGAACGTTCACGCCGTTTACTCGCCACCATGTCCAGAAGTTAGCTGATCCGCCGCTGGTCTTGTCTAGCTGCACGCTGAACTGGAAGTTGTAGACGCCTTCGGTGTCTACTTGCACCTCTGACGGGTTTCGGAGAACGACGCCTTGGTTTAGGTTTTGGCTGTATGAACCGTCAGGGAAGGGTGCTGCAGGCGGAGTGAAGTTGGCGGTGTACCGCGCTACGCCTTTAGTAACTCGCACTTCATCCATGTATCCGTTAAAGAAATCTGTCACCGGCAAGGTCGCTATTGCTAAAGCTGCAACTTTTGGAGTAGATGTTGTGCTGTTAAGTGACGACGTAACGCCTGCGGTCGTTCCATCTACATTTCCAGCGACAAACAAGCGGACAGTTCCCGACGCTCGCGTCACCGCTACATGCGTCCATGTATTTGTGGCAATGGCTGTTGTGCCTGTTGTGACGTAGACCGTCGCGCTACCACTTTGACGGAATACAGATTCTAGAAATGTCCCATTGAGTCGAACTTGCACCGCCATCGACGTGGGGCCAGTTGGGCCTAAATCCTGCCTAGAAAATATGCAGCGTAGTCCGCCTGTGCTGCTTGGCCTGATAAACGTCTCAATCGTGAAATCGCCTGTTCCAAAGTCAAAATCTGTCGTGCCCGAAACATCCAAATAGTCGTTGACGCCGTCAAACAACCCGGACGCGCCGCCGAACCTGCTTTGTGCTGTGCTGATTTGGGCGCCGTTTGTTGATGTTACTGTTTTTGCCGTGATGCTTGAATCAAGAAACGTAGTGCTGCCGTTTGTTCCATTCATGTGCAGCAGCAGCGACACGTTGGCAAAGTCAGGATCGGCTGACGAAATGCTGCTGCTGTTGTACGTCACAGCATAGGCTGTATTGATGGCCGCAGCCGTCTGCGTCGTCGTATCCCAAAACATTCCAAACCGCTGCCGTTTGCGCGGCTGGCTAGCGGGCTGCATTTGCATGCCGTCAACCGTCGCGGATAGATCGCTGACGAGGGCGAGGGCTTGGTTCGCCTTGTTTTCAGCCGCTGCGATGGCGACGGGCATCTCTTGTTCGAGCGTGGCCGTGCGGTCTAGCGCGTCTTGCGCC